ATTCTTTTTTCTTTACCAGGCATGTCCATTTTTTTAACACCTTTAGAATTTTGAGGTGTTACAGACATTTCTTTTACTTTTTTAGGCATTGAAGTTTTAGCTTCACTGCTGCTTAAAGTATCTTTAACATTCTTTTTAATTAAACCAATTAAACTGTTTTTAACAACATCACTATCAGAATTTACTTCATCACGTCCACCTAATATAGATGCGTTTTTAGATGTTGGTTGAGTATTTTTACCTAAACCTGGCGCTTCATCAGTGTATCCTAAACCTTTAACTCCAAATTCACCATTTTTAGTATAGTACAAAGGATCTTTAGATAAGTTTTTTACTACTATCTTTTTTAATTCATCTCCCGTTTTATCTGCGTTTGCTGGATCTTTCATCTCAACGTAATATCCTTTCCAGATCTCGTTTCCATTAATGTTGTCTGCGTTTTTAACGTCAGTAGCATCATATGCGTCTTGCTTACTTTTAACTTCTTTAGATGTTTCTTTTTCTTCAGCTTTAACTTCTTCAGCTAAAATCTTTTTCCAATCGTAGATATCAAATCCTTTAGTAACAACGTTTGTTTGTTCACTAATAATTTGTTTTGTTTTTAACACATTAATTGATGTATTATAATCTAAATGTTTAGTTAAATATTGAGGAAATAAATTTCTAGCATGTTTTAAAAATTGCTCTTTATTTCCTGTGCCTTTATTTATGGCGTTAAATTGTTCTTGTAATGTCATGTTATTGTTGTTTGTTTGTAAATAAAGTTATTAGTTTGTCTAAATAAGCGTTAGCAAATTGAGTACCATACATTATTTTAAAGTCTGGATCTTTTTTGTAAGCGTCCATTGTTTCTTTTTTTGCGTTTTTTAATAAAGGAAGTAAAGTGTTTAATTTATCCTCTATAGTATTAAAATCTTCTACTTTACTTGTTATAAATTCTTTTCTACCATCATCTGGTAAATTTAATTGACTAAGATAAGTAGATGTTTCTTCTTTATTTTCTTTCCATAAATCTTTATGTTCAATACCTTTAGCTTTTTTATGAAGCTCTTTAGCATTTACTGGTTTAAATCCTAATTTATAGTAGTAATTATGGTTAGCACCTTCACCTGGAGTAAAAGTAGCTGCTCCTGCGCCTCCTCCAGTAGCACTCATTTCTTTTAATCTTTTATAGACTAAATCTTTAAGTGAACTTTTATTTTCCATTTATTTTTTTTAATTCTTCAATTAAATCACAATATTGTAATAAATTAACAACATCATCGTTGTTTATTTTATCATTTTTACCTAATGTAACTAAGAAATTAAGAGTTTCATTTAATTTAATTTTAGTTACTTCATTTTTTGTTTTTTTATTTAATGAAATAAGTTCTAATTTCATTTCATTAATTTTAACATTATAAAACTCTTTTAATTTAGTTGAATTATCAACCACATTAATAAATTCTTTAAGAATATTTTTTTTATTATTACTAAAATCTACATATTTACTATTAAACTTTTCAAGTAATATTTTATAAGTTAAAATGCGAGTATCTTTATCTTCATTTGCTAATTCTTCTATTGTTGTATTAACATTAGTTTCTTTTTTAGTATTAGATAAAGTTAAATGTTCTAATATAACTAATTTATTTTCAATTATATTTTCTGTAGGTACATTAGTATTTTGAGACTCAATTAAAGTATAAATAGCAGCTTGTGCTTTATAATTAGGAAGTTTTGTTTTAAAAAATTCTTCTAAATTATAGTAATTTTTAATTTCTTTAATTAGATTATACTTTTGTTTTTTTAAAGCTGTTTTATTTAACTGTTTAGAATTTTCTAATACTGTATTAATAACCATATTAGCTTTACCTTCAGTTAAATTAGTGCGTTTAATTAAACTTTCATATAATTTATATTCACGTCCTAATTCAGTTTTACTAAAATATTTTTTTAAAATATTCAAAGCTTCAGAATTTTTACCTGATAAAGTATCAGTTGTTATTTGTCTAACTAGAAGTTCAAAAAGAATACCAGTGTTTTTAAATTTTGAATGTTTTATTAACATTTAAGTAGTGGTTTTATTTATAAATATATAACTAATTGTTAATCTCGCAATTGATTTTCATCAAGCAATGATTCTTTCGATTTATCTATTTGAAATATTAATTTCTTTTCAATTTCTGTTATAAACTGCTTATTTTTTAAATGAACATTTTCATTTAATGATTTACTATTATAATCAGGTTGATCGTCAACTTTCATATCTTTTTTGCCTAATCTATCTCTACCAAAAGCATTTTGTTGAGTGTTAATATTTGACACTTTTTCTTTAGGACGACCTAAAGCTTTATCAACTTGATAACCAGCAGGTACATTACCTGGATCTGATATCATGCGACTTTTACCATATAGTGATGCTAAATCATGTGGTGTACCGTATGATTTACCTGTTTCTAATGGATCATTACCTTCTTCAGTTATTTGACCTAAACGGAATTTACGTTTAGCATCTTGTAAAATTAAATCTCTATATTCTTCAAATTGATCTTCACTAAAATGAAACACATTATGATAAATCCAATCTGTAGGTAACAATTGGGCATCCATAATATTTTTAGCTAAATCTACTTTTTCTTTCATTAATGCTATACGTTCTTGATCATAAATGATTGACGGAGTAGTTAATGATAATTCAAAATTAGTTAATGTTTCACCTTTATATCCTTGAGCATATAAATGAACTAAAGCTATTCTATATAATTCAGATAATAGTATACGTTGTAGTCTATCAATTGTGCGTGCAAAGCGAATATCCTCAGCAGCTAATGTAGCTTTACCAGTTAAATCTTTTTCATAACCCATAAATGCTTTAGGAACTTTTAAAGCCGCAAATAATTTATCTCTTAAATATTCTACATCTTTAATGCCATCATAATCTAAACCTTTAGCAGTGTCAATTTTAGTTGTACTATCATTACCACGAACAGGAATGTAAAAATCTTCTAACATGTTTTGCATGTTATATTTTAAATTATACTCACCAGTTTGAGGATCAACATATGGTGTTTTTTTCATTGTAGTAATAGTCTTCTTCATGAAATTTTCTACTTCATTTGGAGGAATAGAACCAACATTAATGTAAAAAACTCGTTTTTCAGGTGCTCGAGAAATTCTATGTATTAACATAGCATCTTCCATTAGTGTGTATTGTTTAAACAATTTACGGGCTGGTTCAATATATGAACGACCATAAGGTAAATAGTTAACATCTGTTAATAAACGAAAATGTGCAATTTCATAGTTGTCAAAAAATATTCCATTTTCTTCTTTATTAGAAGTATTAGTTACATCATACAGTCCTGCACCACCACCAGCATATCCTGTTGGATTAAATTTAAATCTAATAGACATTGGATTTCCTTTATCATATCCTTCTTGACGTTCAATATGATATGCTGTGTAAGGTATAACATTATACACACCAAATTTTTCTGATATTTCTAATTTTAAGAAAAAATCTCCATATTTACACATTTGGCGAGTCCAAGACCATAAATTAAATTCAATGTTTAATATGTCATAAAATAAATTATAAAGTATTTTTTGAACATCATCATCTGAACTTCTAATTTGCAACACTTCACCTAATTCATTTTTTAATGAACATTCATCTGAAATAATATCTAAAGCTGAAGCTACAATAGCGTCAGTGTCCATTACATCATAATCTGAATACAGTTGAGTTCTTAAATATTGATAATTAACATTTAATTGAGCTCCATAAAGTGATGTAGTGTTACTAGAATAGATTCCTTGATATCTATTAAGTAATGAATTTGTTTCATATTTACCGCTTCTTTGAATAGAATCAGTGTCAATTACTTTAAGAGTATTTCCTCCCTCATTACGTATAATTACGTCGGTTGAAAATAATCGTTTTAATCTAGAAAATATATTTGTATCTGCCATGTTTTATTATTTTAAAATAACCATTTTAAATCTTCTGTTTCCCCATTAATATTCATAGTGTATGGATTATCATTACCTGAAGCAAAATATGCTCCCTGGTAAGCTGATGGTCTTTGTATGTTGTTTAATGTTGCTTTTGTCATTTCAATTCCGTATTGTTTTTGTTTTAATGCTGTATCTCTAACATACATTGCTGTATTATAACACATAACTAAATCATCATTATATCCAGATTGTGCTTCTGCTCTACCGTTTTTCCAAATAAAAATTTTCATTTCCTCTATTAAACGTTTTGATCTAATAATTACACTATGATCTCCTAAATATTCTCTTCCCTTATTAATTACTAAAGGACGAGTTTTTAATGACATAGTAAAACCTGGAGTCATTTTTGATGTATCTTCATATTTACTAAAATACGAATCAGAAGCTGCTATATCACTTTTAGGTGAATAGTATAAATTTCTATAGTTTCGTTCTTGAATAGCATCTAATGTTGCCCATCCAATACTAGCGTTTTCTACTACTAATAATGCTTCATTATACTCAGTAGCTATACCAACTAGCATATAACCAAATTCTTTTGGAGACAATTGACTTTTAAATTCTGCTACTTGAGCATTTGTTTCTAAATCAAATACATGAAATGCTGAGAAATCTTTTCCATCTCCTCTAGCAACATCCGCTACTACTAAATAATTTCTTGTATAATCTGGTGATTCCCAGATCCATAAGTTTTTATCTACACCACGTCTTTCCATTGGTTCTACTATGTGAGTAGAAGTCATATATTCAAGATGTTCAGAATAATAAACTATGTCACCAGATGTTGTAAAATCACAGTCACATTCTTGAGCTGCTAGTCTAGGATCTCCTAGTTGAGTATCTTGTTTATCTCTCCATGCTTGATCACGTTCAGGATGAACATACCAAGGTAATTTAATAGGTAAAAAAGGATTTTCTTGAGCTTCAGCTTTAACCCAAGTTTTATGAAACCAATTACCTGTACCAAACGGAGTAGATAAAACTATAGCCCCACCACCTGTAGCAAGGGTTTGTTGAGCTGAAGCCCAAATTGGTTCAATTCCTTCAATAAATGCTGCTTCATCAATAATTAATAATGAAACTGCTTCTGATCTACCAGCATCACTTGCTGCGGATGTTGCTTTTATTTGTGAACCATTATTTAATTTTAATGCTAATTTATTATTTTCATCTGCTGGTATTTTAAGCCATGAGGGTAAATTATCAAACATAAACTTGGTTTTAGTAACCATGTTTTTTGCTGTTTCTTGTTTAGTAGCTATACAAAGAATATTTTTATCTTTATGAAATAATATTAACCATAATGAGTAACCTGCTGCTAATGTTGATATACCTAACTGTCTAGATTTTAATATTAATGAATATGGATTATCTTTCCATAAACTTAATACTTTAGCTTGAAATGGATATAGATTAAATATAACTCGTCCTCTTTGAGGATGTTGAATATTACAGTATTTACGTAAAAAATGAGCTGGGTCTTGAGCACACTTAATGTATTCTTCTCTTATTATTTCTTTTAAATCTTGACTCATATTGCTACAATAAAACTTAATACTATACAAGCTCCACTAACTATGTAAGATATTATTTTACTTCTTTTTTGTTTTTTTACTTCTTTTTTAAATAAAATAATTTCTTCATCTTTATTAATTACAAGATTTTTATAATTTACTTCATTTTGTTTAAATAAAACAGTTTGTTTATGTTGTGTTTTTATAATAGTATCTTGATTTAAAGCAATAAGCATTAAAACAGAAATAGAATCACGAGTAATTCCTATTTGATTTTTTAAATAAGTATAATCGTTTTTTAATAAAAGTGCTTTTTTAAGTGTGATACATGGAACACAACAAGTACTGTCATTCAAAAGCGTTTGTGAATTCATTAACAACGTTCCTATTAGAAAGAGTATTAATGCGATTGTGTTCTTCATTGTATTTAATTTTAAAATTATCTGCTTTTATTTTTAATGCTATTAATTCTATTTTATTTTTTTCTACTTTATCTTTATAAATATTAGTTACTGAGTCTAGTTTTGTTATTTCATTTTGTTTTAATTTAATATTTAAAAGTAAAGAATCATTTTGTTTATGTAATTCATTTAAACGATTTTTTAAATCAGATTTAGGATATTGAGATTGAAATATAATAATAATAAATAGTATTAATATTAAAACATATGGCGCTAATATTTTAATTTTAGCCATTATTTAATGTCAATTATACTAGAAATAATACTTTTTATATCTTCATTTTTATTAATAGTCTTTCTATTATTACTAACAAATTGTTTTAAAGCAGTTATTTCTTTTTCATATGTTGCATCATCTCCGTCCTCATCAGCTTTAATAATTTTATTTTTTTTCTTTGTTAAAATATCTTTAATTTTATTAAGAGCTTCTATATCTTTACTAGTATTACTAGGCATTATATCTTTATCTGCTCCAGCGTTAGCAGCAGATATTGCAGCTGCGTCCATTTCTTTTTCTTTTTCTTCTGGACTTTTTTCTGGTTCTTCTTCTGGTTCAGGTTTTAGTTCAGGTTTTTTAGGTTCTTCATCATCACTATCAAGAAAGCTATAATCTGCTTCTTCTTCTTCTTCAGGAGCATAAGTTTTAGCGTTAGGTTTATTTAAAATATCATTGTTTTTAAAATCTGTAAGAATATTACTAGTCATAGCTACATCAGTATTTTTTACACCCATTTCTTTAAGTGTATTTTCTATGTTAGTTTTAGATATTCCTTCTTCTCCTGCTTTTTCAATTAATAATAACATTATATGTTCAGCGGTATCAGAACTATATAAATCTAATGCTTCTTTAAATTTAGCTTCATTATTTTTTTTATAAAGATCAGATGGACGAGACATTTCTTTAATAGAATTAGCCATTGCTAATTTTTCTTTAGCGACAATTAAATCAGCTTCAACTTCTTTCTTATCATTAGGATCTTTAACTGTTGGCAATTTAGAACTTAAAGCAGTTATATTTCTATTAGCATTATTTGTTTTTATAGTTTTAGCATTTAATTCAGCTGGAGTCAACTCATTTATGATTTGCTCACGAATATATTTATGTAAATCTGTACGTTTCATCAATTAAATTTTTGTTATAAATATTATAAATTTAAATAAAATTTTAACTGTCTTAATCTATCATCCGTAGAACCGGATATAATTCCAAAATTCTTAATTTTACATAAATATTCTGACGTAAGAGATTTAATAGTATGATCAATTTGATTACGATAATATTCATCAGTAGTGCGTACTTTATTATCTTCTATTGGTACTCCAGCTGGACTAACATAAAATATCCAATCATATTCTTGTATAAAATTATTAGCAAAGTATTCAAATTTTAATTTATCACTTTCACTAATAGATTGAGCGTTATTAGTAAATGCCATTACATCTATAACTGTACGATCTGTAATAATGTTATCATTGATTAATTCACTAGCACGTTCAGCTAAGAATACAGTTTGACCTTTTAATGTACTATCAGTATTTAAAGGAATGCCTAAATCACGTAAATACTTACTACGTTCAGTAGCAAAAGTATAATCTTTAAATTCAGGTAATTCTTTTAATTTATTTACAAGTGTAGTTTTTCCTACACTTACTGTTCCACAAAATCCTATTTTCATAACTTAATATAATTTAATATACGAATAAATTTCGTATAAGCCAAGTGATTTATAATTCTTGTATGTAAATCATAAAATCTTTTATAATTTCTTGTTTTTTAGGCGGTGCGTTTAATATAGCTTCTTTAAGAATCATAGACATATCTCTTTTAGATTCAACTATAAGTTGTTTAAGAGAATTTAAAGTAGACTCAGCTAAAACTAAATCTACTTCTCCTCCATAATAATCTTCTAAATCATTAAGATATAAAGTAATATACTTATTTAATTTATTTGATGAATCGCTCATATATAATTTTTTTAATATGTTTAAATATTTCGTTTAATTTATTTATTTGACTATTTAACCACTGGAGGCGTTCACCCATTCTTTTACCATCCATAGGTGATTCAGCATTAGTAATATAATCCATAAGTGGTTTCATATACTCACTACCTGTTAAAAATATAAATTGATCTTTTTCTAAATTAATACCTTGATTTTTTATCTGTTTAATTACCTCATTAGCCCATGCTTTTTTTTCTTCAGATGACATTTCTTTAAGAGTTTTATCATATGGTTCTAATACTTTAGTTAATGGCACTAAATGATGTTTAGCAGATAATATAAACATTTTATCTGGTTGTAATGATTTACCGTACTCTAATGTTTTTCTAAACATAGGTGATGCTGAGTATAAATCTTGAGCCTGTGACGGTTTATCTAATTTAGATTTAGTGCAACTTAAAAGTACAATTTTTGCCATGTATAATGTTTATTATAAATATTACATAGAATGAATAGTTTTAATTAAATCGGACTTAAATAAATTATTTAAATGAACTGTTAAACAATCACATAAAATTTGTTTATATTCAGGATAAGTCACAACTGTATTTTTTATAAAATCAGCATAATTTTCATAATTATCATAATATCTACTGTACTTTTTTAGTTGAGCATGAGTCATATGATAATTTTTATTATTTGATTTATTACGTACTTCACTAAATTGATTAGCTAAAAATAAAATATACGGTTTAGATACTTCAAATTCACAATTAGCTATTAATTCTATAGCTATTGAGTAGTTACTATCATCTGTGCTAGATAGCATACTATATAAAGTTTTAAATGTATCTAAATCAATTATTAGTTCTTTATTTATTTCTTTATTTAATGTATTATCTAATATTAGATCTAATTTTTTTACTTCTACTAAATTTAGTAAATCTAAAAATAAATCAATTGAATCAAATGCTTTTTTATTACCATGACATTTATCAATAGTATAACCTTCTATGCTTGGACAATTAAGTAAATCTTTTAATTTAGAATTATTCTGTATGTCTTTATGTTTAATTACAAAACCCTTTGTAGGTGGTGCGTAATCTTCCTTTGAAGCACCATATCTATTATTTTCTAATATACTATATCCACTACCTTTAGGATGTATAAAAGACTTATAATTATTTACTAATAAATCATAAGGTATAACATACCATACTTCAGCTTTTTTAAAATTAGAATCTGTTTGAAAATAATAATTTTTTATAAATCCTTCATTAATTATTAAAGTGTCAACTATATTAGATTTTCTAGTAATTGTTACATTTAATTTATTTTCACTAATATAATTTTTTAATTTATATGATGGTAGTGTAGATAGTGATGTTAAATAAACATTTGAATTGTCTTTTAATTTATTATCTTTATATTTTTCAATAATATTACATATTTTTTCTTCATAATCTTTAGATATTATATCTACAATATTACTACTATATCCCCTAGTAAATTTATTTGAGGTGTTATCAACCCACAGTATTTGATATTTATTTTCTTCCATAATTATTTTGTTAAAAAGTTAATAAGAGTTTTATTTAACATTAATAATTTAAAAGCAGATTGATTACCGTTGTAAATTGATTTAACCATATTATATTTTAAATCTACAGCAAACATTTCTTCATTCATTAATAATGCTAATCTATCAATTAATTCTTTTTCTATTTTATTATTTTTACTGTAAAATAAACTATAATTAATTAAACGAGTTGATAAAATTGATGCTAAATCTGCTCTATAATTTTTATCTTTACCAATAATTCCTTTTAAAGAATTTAAAACATATTCTTCACTTTTATGAGTTAACATATCTTCTGGTGATATCATTTTGTCTAATTTATTATTAATAAACATAGTAAACATAGTAGTAAACTCAGAACCAACACTACCTTCTCCTATCATTTGTATTAATGGTAAACTAGATTCAAACGATTTTAATGATGATATTGAATTAAAAAATGTTGTAATACTTCTTGAATTAATATCTGTGGAAACTAGTTCTGGGTGTTTTAATAAAAAATTAATACATCTACCATCTACTTGATTATTTTCAGCCCATGTTGACCAACATTTAATATCATATTTTAAATTAACAGATATAAATCGTGTTTTTTGAGCGTTATCTATACTATTAACTAAATATTCTCCATTATCCGGATTAGCAGTTAACATTATATGCCAATCTTTAGGCAGTGACCAACTAATATACTGTTGTCTATCAATTAGTTCCATTACAGCTTGTATAAACCTAATGTCAGCTCTATTCCAATCATCTAATAATAATATTCCTCCTTTTTCTTTACCAGCAATCCATTCAGGTGGACAATAACTCATACGATTTTTACTTGTTGTTACCCAACCTTTTTTATGAAAATCTTCTACCGCATGTTCATCAATCCATGATGTAGTTGTATCGTTTTTCATTTCAAATTGACGAATTGGAAAACCTACTAAATCACCTAATTCTTCAATTTGGGCTAAATTCAGTTTAACAAAACTTAAACCTAATTCTTTAGCTACTTGAATAACCATTGATGTTTTACCTATACCTGAATCACCAATAATTTCTGTTGATACAGGCAACTTACCTCCTTCTTGTAAATAACGATTATTACTCACAATGTGTGATAAGAATTCTTTTGCTTCATTAATGTTTAATGAGACTTGATTTGTTGTTTTTTTAGACATAACTTTTATTTGTTTTTAAATTTATAAATTAAATATACGTTATAAAATAAAGGAGGCCTAATCTACTATTTTAATAGTATTACCCCAGCCATTTTCTTTAACTTTATCTATACTTTCACCTTTAGAACATAAAACTAATAACATTGGTTTTAGTGTGTTTATTTCTCTTTGTCCAATAAATCCATCTGTTAATATAATTAAACTATTATACTGTTTATTTTTGTTAAAATATTCAATAAATGGATTCATATCTGTACCTCCTCTACCTGTAACTTTTTCAGGTATTTCACCACTGTATTCATAAACATTATGAATAGCAGCATCTCCTTCAGCTATAGTTATTGAAATACCTGTTTTCCACATATGATATATTTCTCCAAAAAATTCTATTAAATCTTTATTACTAACTGAACCAGATGTGTCTATTCCTACTAATACTTTCTTTTTTGTTTTAATTTTAAGAGCTGGATTTTCTGAAAAACGTTTGTTTAATTTACGTCTTGTTTTTTTAGTGTAAATTTTATTTGATGAACCAAAAAATCTTCTAAAATATGATTTCCAATCATATGATGGTTCTTTTATTTCAAATAAAGTGTCAATATAACTTTGTAACTCAGATGGTACAAATCCTCTATCTTTATTTTGAGATTCAATAATTGATTTAATTTGATGATCAACTTGTGCTTTAATTAATTTTTTATCAGCTTCAGATAAACCATCAAACTCTTTCCATGTTGGATGTAAACCGTTTTTATCTCCATCTCCATCACATCCTCCACTACATTCTAAACTAGCTAACAAATTATTTAAAGTTGGACTTGTATTATTTTGTTTTGCTTGTTGTAATAATTCATAATATTTTTTAGTACCAGCTTTTAAAGGCAATTTAAGTTCTGGAAAAGTACTTGGTAATAAAATATCAGGTGTTGGATAATAATCTGGAGCTAGATATTGATTTATTTCTACATCCGCTGCTATATTATGTAATTCATGGTCTGAATAGTTATCTCTTTCATTTAAATGATGAAAACATATATGGAGTAATTCATGTTTAAGTAAACCGATTTTTTTCTTATCGTTGTTTAAACTACTCCAAAATTCTTCATTAACTATTAATTGATAATTAATTCCATTTTTACATACTCCAGCTGTGGGTACATCATTTCCAATTTTTTTATTTAATGTTGATAAAAACACACCATAAAATGGTTCACTTAACATTAATTGTTTTCCTATTTTTGATAGGTCATTATATGTATCTTGCATAACTTTTTAATTTAATATAAAAATAAAAAAGACTTCCTTGGAAGCCTAATTAATTCTATAAATCTTTTATGTTAATCTATTTAAAAATATCATCTTCTAAATCCTTTAGACTATCAAAAAAATTATTTTTTGATACTCTTTGTTTAGAAAAAGGTGTAAAAGTATTATCTCCTTTTCTTTCTCCTTTAGAAATAATTCCAGATTTTATTAAACTGTTAATTTTAGGTCTAAGAACTGTAACATAAGATTGTGCGTTTTTATTTTGCAGTTTACTAATATTTTGAATTAAAGCATCAGCAATTTGAACAGAATCTAGTCCTTTATCTCCTGCCTTTTCTAAAGCATTAATCATTTCTACTATTTCAGGTGTATTAGCATGCAGTGTTTTAAGACGTTTAGCTTTTTCTTTATCAGAAATAATTATATTATCACCAAAACGACCTTGTTTAGCTTCAGCAAGAATTTTTTGAATAAATTTATTTTCCATACATTATGTTTATGTATAAATATTATAAAAGTAAAGACTCTGCTACATAAATTCCATGTGCTCCACTAACAGTAATACCACGAGCACTTAATGCGTCTCCAACAAAATGAACGTTTGGATATTCATTTAATGATAAGTCAGCATAGTTAACTAATGGTTCAGGACTTAAATATTTTACTTCAGGAATGTACATTCCAAAATCATCACCAAATTGAAATACTTCATTCATTTGACTAATAAAAGTTTCAATATATTGAAAGTTACCTTGAAATGCTTCTCTTATATCATTAAGTCCATCTGGACGAACACATTTTATTAATTTTCCTTCAGAGGTTAATGTAGGTTTACGAGTTTCATTTGGAGAATAATATAAACCAGATTTCCAATCAAATCCTTGATTAGGTTTTGTTTGTATTTGACATTTTTCAACTACATCTCTTGACCACTTAAATGGATCTTCAATACCTTTAATTTCCATTAATATGCCAAAATTAGTCATATCATTACGATATTGTTCTCCTTTTTTAGCATGTCCATTATAACTTATGTCTCCATAAGTTTCTTCTACTGCAACATAAGCAGCATTATTATTAGTACAAAATGATCTTAATGAAATTTGATCATTTGGTTTTTGATATAATTTAAAATCATAACTAATGTCAATTAATTTTTGAAAGTATTTTTGTGGTGCTTCAAAACGGACTCCTATTTGAACTGATTTTGGTTCTGTAGATAATATATATTGTTCAGCTAATAGTTTACCAAAATCAATACCTGATTTACCTACTGCAAATATAAGTTGATTATATCTATTTTCATGTGATAAGTCCTTATTTGTTGATTTAGATAATACTCTATCATTTGTAAAATCAATAGCATTAACTTCTACATTCCATTTAAAATTTACGCCTTTATTAACTAAATATTGATACCATGCTTTAGCAATCTCATGAAGAAAATTACTTCCTATGTGCCATACAGGAAACAAACGTAGTCCAAAATGTGGTTTAATAAATTCTGGTTCTTCTTGTGGATCAGAACAAAATATTTCTTCTGGTTTTGGATGGAAACGTTTAAAGTTATTAATAACTTGATCCATTAGTTCCATTGCTTTATCTTCACCACA